GATTGAAACAAAAAGCCTTAGATTATTACGACCAGAATTTTCAGATAAACAAAGAATATAAAGAAGCACAAACAACGTTTTCAATTAATGAAAACCAAAGAAAAGATTTAAAAAATACACAAGATATTGCAGAAAGTGCTTCAAGGATATTAAAACAAACGGCAGATACGGCAAACACAGAACAAGCCACTAAAAACGCAAAAATTGCATTTCAGAATTTAGTTACAGACGGAAAAATGAAAGAATTGCAGTTAATGTGGAAAACAATGGGATTGGATAATGATGCAGAATTTTTGGAAGTATTGTTAGCTAGAGCCGTATATGATCCAGCCAAAGCACAAAAAGATCTAACAAATTATATTCAGGCCTTAAAACAAGTAAGTAAATCAGGATTTCAAGCTGTTGGAGAAATGGGTTCAGATATGATGGATTGGATTAAATCAAAATTCAATTTTAAAAAGAATTAGTAAAAACCAGCATTTTTTACTAAAAAATGCCATAAATTCACACATGTTAATAAATGATTTTGGACAGTTTGAAAATGATTCTTATCATGCATTTTCATAATATAAATTATAGGAAAAACACCCCTTCTTTAACCACTAAAAATTAGTTAAAAAATGAGAAAAAAACGTCGGTCAGGACTTTACTCAAAAAAGAATCGTATGAGAAGGTCAAGAACCAAAAAGTTGAGAACATATTATGTTTCTCGTGGTGGAATTCGTCTCTAATTATAAACTAATAAAAATTTAAAAATGGCAAAGCCAAATATTTTTAATTCAGTACAAGTATCTAAGCCTAAGAAAAACGTATTTGACCTTACTCATGATGTAAAAATGAGTGGTAAAATGGGCAGATTATTGCCTGTATTAGTCCAGGAATGTGTTCCTGGCGATAGTTGGCAAATTGGATGCGATAGTCTTATCAGATTTGCCCCTCTTATTGCACCAGTTATGCATAGAATTGATGTTTCAGTTCATTATTTTTTTGTACCAAATCGTATTCTTTGGGAAAACTGGGAAAAATTTATTGTAGATGCTAATACACAATTAGTTGCCCCTTATGTAGATTTAAATGCTTTAGAGCCACAATATGACAACCCTTCAAATGCTGGAACTGCTAGAATTTTATCAGATTATTTAGGTTTACCCTTACCAAATAACTCGGCTGCTGGTAATTCAAAAGCAAGTGCTTTACCATTTGCTGCATATCAAGCTATATATAACGAATATTATAGAGATCAAAATTTAGTGAGTCCTATTAATTACAAACTATCTGATGGTGCTGTCGGCGCTGGAGGATGGGCAAGAGTTAGAGAAATAACAAATATTCGCAACCGCGCTTGGGAACACGATTACTTTACAAGTTCATTACCATTTGCTCAAAAAGGCGCCGCAGTTGATATTCCTTTGGGATCTATTAACGGAGATGCTGAAGTATATATTAACAATTTAGTTGGTCCAACTACTTTAACCGGAAACCCTACAAGCCCAGTAGTACAAAACCAACTTTCAACAGTTGTTGGCAATAATGAACTATTCGCACATTTAGATGATTTGCAAGTAGGCGCTACAACTATTAACGATTTGCGTAGAGCATTTCGTTTACAAGAATGGTTAGAGAAGAACGCACGTGGCGGAACAAGATATATCGAAAATATTTTGATGCATTTTGGTGTAAAATCATCAGACGCAAGATTACAAAGACCAGAATACATAACCGGAGTTAAAACACCAGTTGTAATTAGTGAAGTATTAAACACTGCAGGAACATTTAGTGGTCAAACAGCTACATCACCTGTACAAGGTAATATGGCTGGACATGGTGTTGCAGTAACTACTGGAAAATATGGTAATTATTTCTGTGAAGAACACGGATATATTATGGGAATTATGTCCGTTATGCCAAAAACTGCTTATCAGCAAGGAATCCCCAAAACATTTCTTAAAAATGACCCGCTTGATTTCTTTTGGCCTTCATTTGCACATATTGGAGAACAGCCAGTACAAAATCAAGAATTAATGGCTTATGCTGGTGCAATGAACGAGGAAACATTTGGATACGTGCCTAGATATGCAGAATATAAATATAATCCAAGTCGTGTTGCTGGAGAATTTAAAACAACTCTCGACTATTGGCATTTAGGTAGAAAATTTGCCAATTTACCAGCACTCAATCAAACATTTATTGAGTGCACACCAGAACAATGCGCAAGGATATTTGCAGTTAATAGCGAACAAGATAATTTGTATATGCAAATATTGCACAAGATTAGAGCAGTACGACCAATGCCCAAGTTCGGAACACCAATGTTCTAATATGTCAACAAGATGTATAACACCCTTCTACAAGAAATTGGATATAGTCAACGGTGTTACAACTGGATATGTACCATTTCCATGTGGCAAATGTCCACCTTGTTTGAGGAGAAGAGTATCAGGATGGAGTTTTAGATTAGTAAAACATGGAGAGCGGTGCAAGTCCGCTCTCTTTGTTACTCTTACTTATAATGATGAAAAGATACCAAAAACCGAATCAGGGTTACAGACATTAAAAAAGTCCGATTTGCAGAAGTTTTTCAAACGTTTAAGAAAAAAGACGCATGAGAAAATTAGTTATTATGCAGTTGGAGAGTATGGGGATAACACTCAAAGGCCCCACTATCATATTATTCTTTTTAATGCTATTCCTAGAATTGTTGAAGCTAGCTGGTCAATTGATAATGATATTAATGGCCATTGCCATTTTGGCGATGTTAGTGATGCCAGTATAGGCTATACATTAAAATATGTAAGTAAGGAAAAAAGAATACCTATGTTTCACGGTGATGACAGAGAAAAAGAATTTTCAGTTATGAGTAAAGGATTAGGAAAAGATTATTTAAACGAAAGAACAATTAAATGGCATAAAGATAAATTAGAAGAAAGATGTTATTTGCCATTAAAAGATGGAAAAAAGGCATGTATGCCGAGATATTATAAAGACAAACTTTACAATAAAGGTGAAAAATTTCGGATTTCAGTATTTCAAGAATATTTACAGGAATTGGAAGAACCAATACCCGAAAGAATTAAAGTTGAACAAGATATCAACGCATTTAGACGTGCTCATAAAAAAGCTAAACAAAGACAAAAAATCTAAACATGGAAAACCAAGTAAAACACCCATTTAATGCAACAGAATTTGCGTATGAAGGCGAAGTAAACAACGAGCCTAGCCAAACAGTACCAGACCAAAGTATGGGACTTCGTGAATTACTTATAAGATATGCTAAAGGTTTACCCTTAGAAGGTGCAAAAACACCAATATTCGAGGGAGAAGATGGAAGCGAAATCGATATTGAAAGATTAGACCTTGCAGAACGTGAAGAATTGGCTGAACAAGCCAGAGAGGAGTTAAAAAATCTCACAGAGAAGATAAAAACCGATGTAGCGAAAGCGAAATCGAAAAGAAAATCAGTAATTACTGATGTTGAGGAAAATTCCGAAACAGATGAAAATCAATAAAAAATACCTTTTTTATTTTAAAAAAAGCACAGCCCTGAAGGGGCTGAGCTACGCAATTAGCACTAATACACTCTTGATATATTAGTGCTAATTGACACTAAGCCTTAAAAGGGCGAAAAATGAGAAAGGAGGACAAGGAGGCACGACGCGAACGATAAACGAATTAAAAGCCTTTAAAAGGCCTTAGAATCAATAAAAACAAAGTATATGCCAGAGCCTATTAGTACATCAGCAGCTATTGCAGCTGCAAACATAGCAAGTCAAGGAATAAATGCCTTTAGTACCTCCAGTATGAACAGGAAAACCAGAGAATGGAACGAGGCAATGTATCAAAAACAACGTCAAGATGCATTAGACGATTGGAACAGACAAACTTTGTACAATAGTCCTATTGAACAAATGAGGAGATTAAAAGAGGCAGGTTTAAACCCCAATTTAGTATATGGATCAGGTCAAACACAACAGCCGGCACAGCCAGTTAGAGGAACAGATATGAAAAGTTGGAACCCTACCCCTCCCCAGATTGATATGGGTGAGGCAGTTAGAGGTGCATTATCAGCTGAACAATCTATTTTAAATCAACAGTTAATTAAAGCAAATATTGTAAAAACAATTGCAGACAGTGGATTGAAACAAAAAGCCTTAGATTATTACGACCAGAATTTTCAGATAAACAAAGAATATAAAGAAGCACAAACAACGTTTTCAATTAATGAAAACCAAAGAAAAGATTTAAAAAATACACAAGATAT